ATAACTATCAAAAAAATTGTTTCCCATATTGTCATCACCTCCTGAAACGGGTGGTTCACCTCCTGAAGAATTGTCATCACTAGACGGTGGCAAAGGGCCTTCATATTCATCTTGATCCCAAGGCTCCGGAGGATTATCAGGGTCGTATTCTCTTGGATTTCCTTTTTTGTCAATAAAAAGCCACCAAGGCAAGTGTGGATAAGTTATTCTGTGACCAGGTGACCATGGGTCATAACTAGGGAAAGGTCTGCGGTCATCAAAATCAATCGGATTCTGAAAGGGCGGGTTATTTCCCGGCGGGTTATTTCCCTGCGCTGTCTCAATGTCCCCCTCAATTTGTGAATTTATAAGAGAACCAATCCCTATATTGTTTGTTAGATCCTCAATATTTCTTACTGTTCTTCCAACATTAACTCTACCAATGCCCCCGGAACCTGGTATGCCACGATACCATGGGAGAGATTCAGTGTTTGGTCCAAGCTCACCTTTGCCCTCCTGAGATCCAATTAAAATATCCCTCCAATCCACTCCTTGGCCAGGTAAGTTACTATTCGCTCTCGCAGCATCATCTTGTCTTTGTTTTTCTTGTTCTTCTCTGACAGATGCTTCATGTTCTGGATTATCTTTAAGCCATTCGTCTAACAGTTTATTCGCTTGTCTATGAGAAAGACCTTCAGTAAGTCGGAGATTATGCAAGTTGATTAAAATATCAACCCCACTACCACCAATTCTATTCCCCACGCCAAGATCGCCAATTCGTGCGCCGAAAGAAGGATCGATTCGTGAAGCAGTTACCTCTATGTCGGCTGGCCTGCTGGAATCACCACCTGCATCCCCGTTCATAAAATTTCTCCCATTACAATATCAACGATTGACATTTAACATTTCCGCCTTGCCTATTGATTTATTTTCTGCTAAAGCAGCCTGTAGTTTACTACTCAGATGAGCATTTCGGTAGGTTTTTACACCTTTCCCGGCATAAGGTCTAAACATTAGCCAACCTCCACGACAATAGAGCCATTAGTAACCACTTGAACACTGGTCAAACTAGCAGTCATGCCTAGTGTATTATCTTCATATGTAATTGTTTTAAAAGAATCTCCGTTGTACACCTGTAGCTTTTCTAAGCTGGTGTTCCAGATAACATCACCTTTGAGAAAGCTCGATGTATCAATAGTTGTCTGGTTGTACTGCGGTGTATTGTCAACATCGACTGCATTTAGATTAAGCTCCAAAACCCTGATCGCACGATTAAACGTGTCAGAACTTACTTGCTGTTCTTGCGCAATCGGCAGATTAGTTTGAAGAATCTTAGCCATTAGCGTTTACCGTTGGGCTGCATATCTAACCTATTTCGCCCTAACCTAAAGCCAACGCCAGCATTTTCAGACTCAAACCGCAAAACGGCTTGCCTTCCTCTGGCTCTCATGTCTATCTTTGTTGTACTCCCCGTAAACGATGTGGTCTGATCTGTAGTAAGTGAATCACCAGGGTAGTTTCTAACTTTTAAAACTGCGTTGATAGCCTGTCCACTACCGCCCGATCCAGTAAAGTCAACGTCTGGAATCATGCGTTTAATAAACTGAAAGTCTTCACCGTCACCTAAATCAAAATCACCTGACTGAACATACACAGATGTCATAGCAGAACCATCGGCATCGTTACCGATTTCATGGCTATATAGATATGGCGTGCTGCTACTCTTACCTGCGGCAATTGGGTTCGCAAAAATACCTTCATCAACCCAAGCAGTTCTAGCTAACTGACCAATTGACCAGGTGTTTTCCGCGTAATTGAATGTCACATAACGATCAATAGAATCTGAGCTAGAGGAACAATAAAACCAACCAACTTCATTAAATTCTTTATTTACAAAACCAAAGAATTGGTAAGACTGTGATTGATTAAAGTCATCATAAACATAAGACTGCACCGTGCATGGCACACTTTGTACTGTACCAGCATAGCGATAGAAACCTTTACGATCCATCCAGAATATACCAGCCGGTGTATTGACCGCACAGTTTGGTCCGATAAGGGTTACACCTTCATTAACAAGGTTTAGACCAAAAGTTAAAGGTGTGCCAATAAACTGTAAGCTGTACAGCGCGACATCAGTCCAGATTAATGTTTCTTGCCTGGCTCTGATACCGCCTACGATCTCTGAGCCAGCAGAACATCGTAACGATCCCGCTGTATTTGTCGATCGGGGCTCCCATTCTGCTGCGTTTTCTTGGTCAGAAAAGGCAATAAGCAGAGGGTCAATGCTGCCGCTTCTTGCGCCGTTTTCAATGGGATCTGCACCAAGAACAAGAACGTGCCTGTCTACATCTGAGACAATCACTTGCAACCCTTTGGTCGGAGTTAGGTTAGCTCCAGAAAGACTACTTAACAGAACGGCTCTAGTGCTTAACCCAGTGCTGTTATCCCAATAGTAAATACCTCCTGCCCTTGGATTAGCAATTAAATCCTCGCCAAAATTATCCATAGACCACAATCGCAACTGGTTAATTCCCGTTAAAGAAGATATAGATCCCCAAGTGCTATCACTCCATGTGCTTGTTCCCCAACCAGTTCCGTCAACAAAGGTATCAAGCCCCACGTTAATCTGATATCTGCCTACGATTGATCCGCCGCCATTACCTGAATCACTAGAGTTTGCGGTAACCGCATCTCCATCTGTATCTTTAGCGGTAATAGTATAAGTGTTAGTGGTTGGTATTGTTGCGATCTGATACTCTTGGTTCAAAACATCAGCGATAATAAGACCGCCTAATGTTGCCGCTCCAGAGAATGTAACAAAATCGTTTACAACTGCGCCATGCGAGGCATCAGTTACTGTCAGCGTTGAAGAACCATTTGTTGCTGCAAAGGTAACATCGCCAGCGGCAGTGGTTGATCTTAGCGGAGTAACATCGTTGTAAATATTGCCTTCTTGAATATAAAGCTTGAATCGAGTTCCAACGCCAAGCAGTTTTGTGCCAGCAAGATTGACCCAATTATGAAGTTTTCTGCCAGTTCCTTCGTAAGATACTGATACATACTTCTGCCAACCACCTATTTTCTCAGCAAACCCTTTTCGAAACCGAACAAGATTTCCATCAAACCAACCGCCTTCAGCAGTGTAGCTTGTTCCTTCTTTGTTTATACCCGGTTTAAAATCTATTGGCTGTAATGGCATCTTATATGTTCCTGCTAAAATTCAAGCGGATAGGCTAACATTCTTACTTTTAGCCTTTCAGCGCGTTCAGGGGTTTGGCTTGCCCATCTTGAATCCATCATCTCTTCTGCGGCTCTTTTCCACTGATAATCCTCAATGGCTATTTTCAGGTTCTTAAATTTGCTTAACCCACCCTGTCCAAGCTGAAAGCACATGTTAACTAAAATGTGTTGAACCGCTTGCGGTAAGTTTTCCCAGTTGTCATATATCTTCTCGCACCCGTTAACCGCAATCTGAACGTCCTCTTCAAACAGCTCATAACACCGCTCTTCTGAAATGCACTGGTCATCAGCTACATCGTTATCACTGGCCCCGAAGATATACAAATCGTTTTCTGCATCTGTCTCCAGCACTTTATGGCCTATCCCCACGGTCTTGTGTAGCTCACTACACAAATAAGCATGAAGCACCTTGCCTTCGTCTGCAGATATTTCTTCATACACTTTCTTCACATCAACTGTCATTTATTTTTCCCTGCGAAAACTTGTGACCCGAAAAAAACTGATACCACGCCCCCTGTTGCGAGAAAGTACATATTCGCCATGTCCGAAAGCAATACAGCGGCATCTTCCATGCCTAAGAATGAGCAAATCGCTACACCAGAGGGGTATAGGAGCATCCCAAATAGCGCAAACCAAACCATGTTGCGTTGTGCGTCTGCCTTATCATGAGCCGCTTCTAGCTGCTGAAGTCGAGCGGTCATTTCAAGCTCCTGATCTGAAACTATACCATCGCCATCTGCATCGTACTTCGCGTACTCGCTGCCCGGTTCTAGTTGCTTGGGACTCATACTTCCCTCTGTGGCTTTTTCATTTTTACATAATTTTTTACGAAATGATCCTTGATATAGCTGTCTGGCTTACCAAAGGTTAACAGCTTATTGTGTCTTCTCATAAGCGGAGGAACCATTGGAACAATGTCTTTCCCATGCCTGTATTGCGTGACCAGAACCTGATCCAGAATCTTCAGTCGTCCACATCGAGGTGCGCCGAAGGTTACTATCTGTGCAGGAGGGATCTCATCTCTCACCATTAACGCACCAGTAATAAGTGCTACGGCACCTCCCAGGCTATGCCCCGTCAACTCTATCTTTTTGTGATCAATGTCCTGCTCCAAGCACATCGAGGTCACTTTGTTGACTAGCCGTCTACTAGCCTTGAGAAACCCCGCGGGACACCAGCCGAGTTCGCGTGTCCAGAGAGGAATGATCCTCAAGTCACGAATCGCGTCTTTGGGTTCATCTGTTCCGCGAAATGCAAACACATTGCCTTTTACAAGCACCTCTATATTAGCTTCCTCAAAGGTGCTTTCCTGATAACACTCTCCGCAGATTCGGGCCAGTTTCTGATGGCTAATCATCCATCGTCCCTCTCTCATCTGGATCACGTTCACAATCTACATGATCTGAACTTCTTTTTATCTTAAAAGCGCCATTGAGAAAAGGGACAGTGCTAGGAACTTCAAACTCATAAGTTCTTTCCCCGCACAATACGATTGACCCACATCCCTGAAGCAACAATAGTGCCGCAATAATTAAAACTTTCATAACATTCTCACTTAAATAGAAAAGTATTTTCTCGCACCATTTTAGGAACGCAATGAGCAGTTATGTTCTCCTGCCATTTGTATGGGCGTTGGTTTGGCCCTAGCTCTCCTCGCTCTATGGCGTTTGCAAACTTGTTACACTCGTACACATCTTCAAACAACATATCAGGAGTACTCACTGTAACCCCGTCAACAATAACTGTCAGCAAAAAAGCCATAATCATGGCTGACGATATACCCAAATCCCCGCAAACAGAAAGACCATAAAGAATACCCAAGTAAACATGATCGTGCCTGCCAGTTTTAAATCCTTTTTTAATTTAGCCTTCCTTAGCTTGATAATCCTAAGTTCTTTTTCATGCGCTAATCGACTTTCTTCCATGCGCCTCTTGATGCTTTTATACAAGTCGTGCTGACCCTGCATCATGCAGATGTCGGAAAGTTGCTGATCGAAATTGGCCAATTGGCGCTTCGCCGATTCCATTTTGAGCGCGTCTTTATAGCTCATCGCCCCAGCTTTAGCTTTCTCTACATCATTGTAGTGTTCAGAGGCTTCAGCCCACTTCCCACAGATGCTATCAAGGTTTCCCTTGCCTTCTTTAAGGGTAGCGATTCCGCTGTTCAAAGCCTGTAGTGCGGAAAGTACGGCTGCAACTTCTCCTATCATTTTATAAGTACTTAGCTAAAAAAACTGATGCTAGAATAAATGGATACACACCCCAGATGCTCATCTCCATACGATCCATCCGCGCACTACCTCGCTCAAGGCGTTCTTCTATAGCCTTAAAGCGTAGCGCACATTCTTTTTCATGTGACTCTAGCTTGTCCATATATATAAACTAAACCTCTCTAAGAAACCGGATAGCTTCCGCTAAGAACTATTTCATTGTTAGTTCCAGGACTTGAAAGTTCAGAAATTAAAAGCGCAGAAGGACCGGCTGTTCCATCCCAAAGCCCCATACGAATGTAACTATTTCCTGACGCTATAGAACCAACTGGCACATATCCTGCTGTTATATTCCAGCCTTGGCCAACACCACAATTTACTGTTGTAATAAGACTAGTTTGAGTTTTACAAGCTTCTGGCAATCCACCTATATATACTTGATTGCTAGTTGTCATACTTCCTTTGCTAGAAAGCTCAAGCGTAATATCAAAAAATAATCGATTGCCAACTTTTGTATAATTGCCAACCTGAATATTATAAGCCTGGCTTTTATCTGTAATACTTGCGTCATCGCCTAAAGTAGGAGTAAAAGTCCCACTTGTTACTGCTGACGTTGATTCGTTATTAACAAGCGCGTCAACAACTGCTGCACCACTACCAGCACCATCTAAATAAACAAGCTTAGATTTCCCTGTAGCGATAGTAATGTTTGCACCACTACCCTGACTAATTGCAATAGACTGAGAACCCGTAGTGGCATTCTCTATAAACATTACGCGAGAAATTGTATTAGGCTCAATGGTTAAAGTTCTGGTGGCGGTTAATGATGCACCGCTAGTCACCTTAAAATACATGGCTCTAGCAGGATCAGCAGAACCGTCTGCAACAGTTGTTGTGGCATTAGCGTCACTACCAAAACTAGCTTGTGTGCTGTAGCCAAAAGCATCCGCAATTAAACTAAGATTAGTATTAGTACTTGTACCCCATGTCCCAGATTCAGATCCGGTTTCTATCTCTTTAAGGCGTAAATCGTTGTCATAACTTGCTGACATTACTTTGCTCCTGGTTTAAACAACGACATCTACTCGTTTATTTTGCGTTGCTTGTTGTATCTGTTGTTTCTTTGCAACTTGATTATAAATCTCAAACTGCTGTTCTTCGCGTACCTTTTGTAATGTTTGTCCTTCAGCAGAATCTATTAG